AATAATGGATTAACGCTTAAACAACAGTTTAAAAGGGTGATTACAGCAGCCCTAGCTGCTGGCATAGCTTGGTTTGTTTTGGAGCAAACTGATGTTTCATCTTTAACTAAGGCAATTACTTACGGGATTATTGGTGTAATAAGCCCAGAGGTTATTAGTGGGATAGTAAGAATGGGCGAAAAATTTGCTAAAAACCCAGAAAAATTTCTTAAAAAATGAGACCAAAGTTTATTGTATATTGTTTAGCCGCTATTTGTTTGGCCTTTGGTTTCAAAGGTCTTTTCCTTACTGAAAACATTCAAAACACACTAAAAGAGAACGCTCGACAATCAGAGTCTTCCATTATGGAAATTGGTATGTGCTTTGATTGGTATGGGGTAATCATTGTAGATTCGGTCGTAAAAACCTCTCATGGAGTCATAACTCCAGCGGAAATGGTAGAGACCTTAGAAGAGGAGAGGGTATATAAGGATGAATATTTAGAGGGTTATAAGAAGGATATAACCCCAAAAGAGGTTGAGTATGCAGATTTTGTATTCGAACAAGAAAAGAAAATAAATCTTTATGTCAATCAATTAATTGAATGGGGCAATACAAACAATGTTGA